CAAATACAGGAACGTGCAAAACTATTATTTAACTACTATAATCAACGCAGAAGAAAATTAAAGCTGACAGCGATGGGAGTTGCTGAAGTCAGAGCCGGGAGTATGGTCATGATAGACATTCCCGGACTGGGCGATATTAACTTGAAAAAGGTCTTGTTAGTGGATAAATGTGTCCATCGAATTACATCAGGTAGTCACACGATGGACTTAGAAATGGAGGTATACAATGGCTGAGTTATATGATGCAATGAAAAATGTAGCCAAAACGGTTGTTGAGAACTCTGAGCTTTGCGATATAGTAATAGGCCAAGTAGTTTCGATTAGTCCGCTTGAAGTAAAAATAAGTGATAGAATATCGCTTGATTCAGACCAGTTATTACTAACTCAAGCGGTCACGCAGAAAACTGTGAATTGCGCCCATATCCATAAAAGCGATGATCCAACAGGACTTCCGACACCTATTATAGTTATAGAGGGGTTAAAGGCGGGAGATGAAGTATTACTTCTGAAGGTTCAGAAGGGGCAGAGATATGTTATTTTAAGTAAGGTGGTAGGAACATGATACCAGTTATAAACGTATTTGACCCTGAAGAGGCGATACTGAAACAGGAAAGAC